CTAGGCCCTTTGGCATGAGTTTTGCCCCCCCCCCCCCCGTTTACATTGCCCCACGAAATCGGGTGGTGGACATGGGGACACAAAAGGAATCGCACGATGATCACGAATGAATCAAGCCCCGCCGAAAACGAGTACCTCGCAGCCGTCGCTGGCCTGCACGAGCAGACGCCGAGCCCGGCCCACAAGAAGCCTGAGCCCGCTGTTGGCGATTTCGTCAGCGGCAAGACTGCTGGCCGCTACTGGAGCGGAAGAGTCGAGTGGGTGAACGAACGCGGCGAGATCTGCGTGAACACAGATGGCAGCTGGGTGTACGTGCCCATGGCTGACATCACGCACTGAAACAAGGGACCGCGAGACGGTGGAACCGTTTAGCGGAAGGAGAGCGGTGGAACCGCAGTAGCAGGGACGCACGATTCACCCGCCGAGCAGGACGCAGAGCGGGCTTTTTTCAACAACGCAGAAAAGGGACGCGATGACCACGGAAATCAGCACACAACGAGCCAGCGGGCTGGCTCTTCAGACGTTCGATGACGCATGGCGGTTCTGGCAAATGGTGGCAAAGACTGACTTTGCCCCCAAGGATTTCAAAAACAAGCCTGAGTCTTGCATGCTCGCAGGACAACACGGCGCAGAGCTTGGGCTCGGCCCAATGCAGTCTCTACAGTGCATCGCCGTAATCAACGGACGGCCAACCATCTGGGGCGATGCCGCGCTAGCCTTGGTGCAGAGCTCGTCCGTTTGCGAGTTTGTCAGCGAGGCAGTTGAGGGCGACGGCGACCAGATGGTTGCCACCTGCATTGCAAAGCGGCGTGGCTACCCAGCCCCGTCTGCCATCAAGTTCAGCGTGGCCGACGCCAAGCGTGCTGGGCTGTGGGGAAAGTCTGGCCCATGGACTCAGTACCCCAAGCGGATGCTGCAGCTGCGTGCCCGAGGCTTCGCCCTGCGTGACGCCTTCCCTGACGTGCTGCGTGGGCTTGTGACGGCCGAAGAGGCCCAGGACTACCCGACGCAGCCTGAGCCCGTGGTGGTGCGGCCTAAGTTCACCGACGAGCCCAAGGCCACCGTGGTGAAACTCAAGGCGGATCAGCCGGCGGCTGCCAGTGATGCACTTGGCAACGCCCGCCTGGCGGTGAGCAAGGCCGACAGCATCACGGCGTTAAACCGTCTGCGAACGCTGGTGGCTCAGCGGCTCACGGAAGGCAGGTTCACGAAAGCCGAGCACGACGAACTCGTGCAACTGATGCTGCACCGGGCCGAGATGCTGGGCGATTCTGACGATGGCGTGGCGTTTGAGCACGAGGCCGCCGAGCACGAGGTGCACGCATGAGCGAGCCACTCGTTATCGACGCCAAGACTGTGGCCGAGAAGCTCGAGCAGATGCACTTGCCCCGCATGGCAGCATGGGCTTTGGCCCAGGGCAACGCCGTGGCACGCGAGCGTCTTCTGGCCGAAGTGTTCCAGCGGCAGCTGCGTGATGCCACTGCCCGCCTGGAGGTCTATGAGCCCACCGTCAGGCACACGCCCGTCAGTTGCGTGCCACCACCGGAGTCCAGCGACTAACGCCACGCCATTGGCGAGCAGGCTGAGTATCTACGGCCGCATTGGCCGCCCATCCGGTGGTGGCGAGTAACGCCGGACGCAGCCCAGCGAAACGGGCCAATACACAAAAGGATTTGTGATGAATCACTACGGAATACCAGACGCAGACGCCGGCCCGCTGTTCGCGGTTCGCGCCCCGTCAGTGAACGGCTCGGCCACCTCGGCCGCTGCTGCCGACTCGCTGACGCCGAAGACGCTGAACGCCATGCAGCGGCGCGTCTACGAGTTCATCTGTCGCACGCCCAGCACGGACGAGGAGATCACGCGCGAGCTCGAGATGAACGCGAGCACTGTGCGGCCAAGGCGGATTGAGTTGGCACGGCGCGGCCTGATCGTGGAGGCGGGCACCAGGCGTACGACGAGCGGGCGGATGGCGACGATTTGGAAAGCAACTGCGGCGTCTCGTTGACGTGCGGCAGAGAGTGGTGGAAGGACGCGAAACACAAGGAGGCCAAAAGTGGCAAAACGAAAGGGAATGAATGCGTCCCGCAAGACGCGGTCGCTTGATGAGATCAAGCGTCACTGGGGCGACGTTGAAGTGATTGATGCACGCAAGGACTTGCGGGTTTTTATTCAGCCGGAAGACGTGAATTCCGCGACGGCAAAAGACCCAGGTTGCTGCGTCTTTGCCCAGGCATGCAAGCGGCAGTTCGCGGCAACAAAGGTGCTGTTTTGGCGGTCAGTTGCTTACGTCGAATTGCCCGGAGACGACGGGAAGCGTCGCGTTGAGAGGTTTTCGTTGTCCTGTGAGATGCGCGACCTGATTGAGAACTTTGACAAGGGCAACCGAGTCGCAACGGTTGCAGGTTTCGAGCTCAAAAAGCCCGTTCCTTCTGAAACCTTTGAGGGCAAGTCCGCGCGGAACAAGAAGCAGCATGCGCGGAGAAAGAAGGCGTTGCTTAATGGCACAAGCACAAGGCCGAAACGAGGTATTCAGGGCCAAGGAACGTACAGCAAGCCAGCGATTGTTGTGGACTTGGAAGTTAGGAACGGTAAAGGGCAAGTGCATTTCAAGAACGCTGCCGTCAGCCATGCCTAATCGCAGCCGCCCTCGTGATAGGCACGACGCCGCTTCGACGCGGCGGGGCGGAATGGAAAGGAGGCCCGGATGGCCAAAGAATTTGCAATGCTTCCGCAATGGAAGCTTTTAGAAATCGTTAGGACGTGCGGGACAGGCTGGATGAGGCGTCACGAAAGAGTGAAGCCAGCGGACAATGTTTTTTGGCAGCGGTCGCGTGTTGAGAACTATGCACTTGCGATCGAGCTTGCCGCCGCACACGTCCCGCCTGGCCATCAGATGACCAAGGACCGCAAGGACGCAGTTTGGCTTCACGTATGCACTGAAGTTGATTTGATGCTCAAGAACGTGCAGGTGAACTGATGGCAAAGTTCTGCTGGATGCCGCTGTATACGTCTGACTTGGTGAGCAGCTGCGTGGACATGACCCCACACCAGTTTGGGGCTTACGTTCGGCTGCTGTGCTACGCCTGGGACAACCACGGCCTGCCCAACGATGCGAACGCATGCGGACGCATTGCTGGCGGCATCGACCAGGCAGACTGGAAAGCCATTCGTAGACGCCTTGAAGTTTTTGACGCTGGGACTGACAGCGAGCGACTAAGCCACCCACGCCTTGAGACTGAGCGTGAAAAGCAGGCACATTTGCACGATTCTCGCTCTGAGGCAGGGAGAAGGGCAGCGAATAAGCGATGGCAAACGCAATGCGATGGCAATGCGGACGCATTAACAAAACCATGCCATCTAGAACCAGAACCAGAACCAAAGGTAGAAGTAATTACAGAACCAGAACCAAGCAAAGAACCCCATGCTGCGCATGGGGATGCTACGAGCGATCCGCCGAAGCGGCGGAAACGCTCGCAGCCGGCCTCTGTCGTTCTTTGGACGGCCGATGGCGGATGGGTGGGCATTCTGGACGCTGACCGCCACGAATGGGCCGTAGCGTTTCCTGGGGCCGTCGTTGAGCAAGAGCTTGCCAAGGCTACGGCCTGGCTTAAGGCAAACCCGAGCAAGGCCGGAAAGCGGAACTGGCGTGCCTTTGTCGTTCGGTGGCTGTCTCGCTGCCAGGACAAGGGCGGCACGAACAGGGATGCGTCAAAGCCGCTGCCTGTGCCGCAGGATCAGTCCAAGCGTCGATTTTATCGCGGAGACGCCAACGAGCGTCTTACGGATGCGGAGTACGCCGCATGGAGGCGCGACCAAAGAACAGGCGGAACGGTGTCCGCGCTTGCACAGTCCATGAAACTCAAGGAGGAAGACCTATGACCCCAGAGAACACCACCACCATTGAGCGTCTGCCGCTCACGCCTAGCCAGCAGCGGGCGTACGAGTTTATTGCCAGCACCGCCGGCATGTGGGGGCCAAGCGTCCGCGAGATCGCGGCCGGGCTCGCCTACAAGTCGCCGCACGCTGTGACGGGGATGCTTGAGCAGCTGGAGCGCAAGGGCTGGATCACACGCGAGCCGGGCAAGTCACGTGGCATAAGGGTGCGAACATGACCACAGAAAAACTCATCAAGCGTTTGCTTCGTCTGCAGGGTGGCTGCATTCACGCGAGTGAAGACGCTGACAACTGGAGCATGCATGACTCACTCGTGGCCAACGCTCGCACGATCGGCATTGCCATCGCGTCCATCAAGACGCTGAAGGCCGAGAACGACGAACTGCGGGCCCGGCTTGTGCGGCAGGCGTGCTACTTCGAGCACATCGAAGCCCAAGAGCAGCCCAAGAGCTGGCCGCTACTTGAAGACGAGGAGGGTCTATGACGCTCTCGGATTTCGTGTGGCTGGCAATAGGCGAAACACTTCTCGCGGGCACTTTCGCTCTCGGGATTCTTGTAGGGGTATCTCTTAATCGAAAGGGCCAAAGGAATGGCAACTGCAACGAAGGAACGGAAAACGACTGGAATCACACTGGCAACCTTAACGCTCAGGGCGGCACTTGCCGACGTGCTCAGGGCTGTCCCGACAAGGCACGCGAAGCCCATCCTGGCCAACGTCCGACTAGGTGACGGGCTGCTGACGGGCACGGATCTCGAGGTGCGTATAGACCGCGAGATCGACTACCACAGCGACGCCATGCTGCTGCCGGCTCATCGGCTCAGCGCCATTCTGCGGGCCGCAAGCGGCGACGAGGTGGTGCTTAAGGTTGGCGAGTCCAGCGTCACGGTGAAGTGTGGCTCTGGCTCGTGGACTTTGCCAACAGAGGACGCTGCAGAGTTCCCGACGTGGGACGCTGGCGATCTGAAGGCCATCTGCCGCCTGCCTGCGGACCAGTTCTGCCGGGCCGCTAAGGCCACGACGTACGCCACCGACACAGAGTCCAGCCGCTACGCACTCGGCGGCGTGATGCTTGACGTGGAGTCAACCGCAGACGGTTCGCGTCAGCATTGGGTTGGCACGGACGGCCGCCGGCTGGCGTGCGTGGAGACAGAGAGTGACGATGCCGTAGACGCCTCGCAGACCATCGTGCCGGCCAGGTTGCTGGCGACGGTGGCAAGCATGGCCACGGGTGACGGCAGCGTGCAGGTTGAGTCCAACGGCAAAGAGGTTCGCTTCTCGCTGGACGGCTGCACGATTACGGGCCGGCTCGTGGACGGCCGCTATCCACGGTGGCGTGACGTGGTTGGCGAGGCGGAAGGCGAGCCTACGGTGATTGACGTGGTGGAGCTGCTCCAGGCGGTGCAGTCCGCAGCCATCGTCACCAGCGAGCAGTCCAAGGGCATCAGCCTGACGTGGACGGCCAACACGCTGGTGCTCGTTGGCCGCTCGAGCGAGTACGGGGAGAGCAAAGTGATCTGCCCGACGATCGCGGCTGGCTCAACGTCGGCAACGAAGCTGGACCCTAAGTATCTGGCCCAGTTCTTAGCGAACCTGCCGGCCGACGAAGAGCCGCACGTTGACGTGTACGTGAAGGACGCACAGAGCCGCGTGCTTCTACGCTGTGGCCCGTACACGGGCGTGATCATGCCGCTTGCGGAGGACGCATGAAAGCCAGCGACGTATCACGCAACCACTCGCGGGCGGATGTCGTGCTGCTGCACCAACTGTGGGCGGAAGGAGTTCCATCGTCAGAGATTGCCAAGCGGTTTGGCGTGGCCTGTTCCACCGTCACGAAGTGGGCACAGCGGTACAAGTTGCCACGCAGGACGCTGCACCCGGCTGACGAGCCTGAGGCACCGACGCCCGAGGACGATGCGGCATCGCTAGACGGGCTGGCGTTGTCGCCGTGGGTTGAGCAGCGGGCTAGGGCGGTCAGGGAAAAGCACTACGACAGCAGGCGGCGAGAGGAGCCTTGCAACACGCAAAGCAAGGTTAGCAAGTGGCGTCACGGGATCTGCCAGCCGAGAGGTGTGGCGTGACAGAACACGCAGGATAAGCGGCGGCGAAGCCGTCCGCTTCATCCGCTGGTTCTGCGCCAAACGAGGTGAGACATGAGAACGCTTGAAGACGAAGAAGACCCCTTCATTCCGACTCCGTCAGAGGCTCGTCGCTTCGGTCGGCTGGACAAGATGCCGGAACATAAGCGACTGAAGGCGACAGTGCGTATGTTTTTGGATGCGATCAGGTGTGTGCCGATGCGGGCGATTGACTGCGATCAACTTCTGGTAAGTGAACTGTTGAACCGCCTGCACGATGAAACAAAACCAATCCGCAAGAAGAAGCGTCGCGTAAAGTGACGCAGAACCAGTAAGTATGCGGACCCGTATATCCGCCACCGCTGGCCATATATCTCCAAGCCGTCAGCGCCGTGCAGCCGCTAGCCGCAGGCTTGTTGCGCTAACGCGGATTATCTGCTGCATATCTCGCAGTCGTGTCACGCCCCGCGACATAAGCCCCGAACGTATGTCAAAAACTACTAAAAGCGAACACTTTTGCATACAAGTGGGGCGGCCCTGATTCCTTGACACGCTTGGCATCCTGCTGGCTGTGGATTTGTTTCCCAGTCACAGGAGGACTGCTATGCGTTTCGTTTTGCTCGTCGCCGCCCTGGCGTTCGCGTCCGTTGCCAACGCCGATACCACCGTGGTGGCTCGTCGTGGCTCTGTCATCAGTGCCCAAGATCACGCCGTCGTGATCGCTCGCCGTGGCTCGCTTGTGCATTCCAGTTGCGGCCAGTGCGAGGGCATTGGCACCGGCTCAACGCCGGAGGCCGCCCGGCGCAACTGCTGCTTCTTCGGGAAGCGTGTCATCGTCGAGGAAGGCGTGGCGTACTCGCCCGTGGCCCGTCGCTGGTTCGCGGTGATTCGCTACCGCTGATGCACGCCGTGTCGTTCACCGTACCAGGGCAGCCCGTCCCACAGCCGAGGCCACGAGTCTCGACTGCGGGCGGGTTCGCCCGTGCGTACGTCCCAGGCAAGCACCCAGTGCATGCGTACCGCGAGGCTATCGCAGCAGCTGCTCGAGGTGCCGGGCTTACGACAACCGGCGAGGTGCTGAACGTCGTGATAGATGCCGTGTTTCAACGTCCAAAGTCCCACATGCGAAAAGCTGGCGTCAGGGCCGACGCACCGAAGCTGCCCAGGCCCGACGTGGACAACATCGCCAAGGCGGTGCTTGACGCACTGCAGGACGTGATCGGCGATGACTCTCTGGTTGGCCGATTGGTGGTTGAAAAGTCATACGGCCAGGAGGCGCGTACTACCGTGCGAGTATCGTGAGCACTGTGGCCGTAGTCATCCCTACGTGGAACATGGCCAACACACTTGGTCGGGCTCTTGGCTCGGCGTGCGTTGGCGGTGCCGATGAGATTGTCGTGGTGGACGATGCCAGCACTGACGCCACTTACAGCGTCGTGCAGCAATGGCAGAAGAGCCATCCGCATGTGCAGTACGTGCGGCATCCTGAGAAATCGAAGGATCACAACGCAGCCCAGCGTGATGTGTGGCTATCGCTAAAAAGCAATCACGTCATCGGCTTGGCTGCCGATGACTGGCTTTACCCGTCTGCCGTTGAAGCCGTACGCCGCAATGCTCATTCGCCTGTGGTGTTCACGGACGCAGACGCCTTTGACGAGCAAGGCCGATTCATTCACTGGCACATGAGCGAGTTCTACGGCTACAAATCCGCCAGTGAAGTGAGGCAACGAGTTTATGGGCCGTCTAATCTGATTGAGAGCGGCATAGGCTCGTCACTACGCCGAGATATGGTGCAGTGGCTGTGGATGATGGGATGGGATTCGCTTGGCCCGCTCATGGATAGCGTCGGCTATGGCACCATTGCGTGCCTGTTCGGTGCCACCTACGTGCAATGCAAGGGTGCTGGGCTCACAGTTCGCGAGCGAAGTTACGGAAGAAATCCCGACTGGACTGAGAACGATTACCGCACGATGGGCATGAAAGCTGTGGCGTGGATGGACTACGCGGGGCTCGACCGCGAGACCATTAAGGCGATGGCCCGCAAGCGTTGCTATGTGGAGGTGGCATGATTATTCCCGCCCGTCTCTGGCAGCCGCATGAGCCCTTCACGCAGGACTACGCCCGGCGTGCCGAAGAAGGCGCGGCCCGGCTGCGGAACTCAAAGGTTGCTTTCGTGGGCTTGGCCCGAAACTGTGCGGTAAGGCTCGCCCAAAACCTTGGCCTGCTTGAGCAGCTGCAGGATCTGTGCGGCTCGTGGTCGCTGCACATTGAGAGCAACGACTGCACTGACGCCACGCTGGAAGTGCTGCACGACTACTGCCGCGAGAAGCCGCAGGCCACGTTCCACTATCAGATTCTCGGGCGCGAGCAGCATACTTCAGAGTTCGCCGGCCGTCGCACGATCGCCTTGGCGGAATACCGAGACTCATGCCAGCGGTGGGTGAAGTCGTGTTCCGCTGATGCGGACTACGTTTGCGTCATTGATTGGGATGCGTGGGGCGGATGGAACACCAACGGCGTGCTGAACGGGCTCGGCTGGCTCGTTGAGTTACCCGGTGCCTACGGCATGGCGAGCTTCAGTTTGTTTCAGTACGACTTCGGCCACGGGCCGCAGTGGCACCATTACGACTTGTGGGCCTTGCGTGGCGTTGGGCAGGCCGAGTGCTACTTCGACACGTACCAGAGCGGCTACGGGGGCTTCGGCTACACATGGCTGCCGCCTGTTGGCTCGCCGCCCGTGCTCGTCTCGTCTGCGTTTGGGGGCATGGCGATCTACCGCACCGACGCATATCTCAAGGGAACGTATGACGGCGTGAGAGACTGCGAGCACGTCCCCTTCCATCAGAGCATCTCACGAGCGACGGGCCAGCACCTGTATTTAAACCCGTCGCAACGAATGCTGATGAGTTGGATGCCTGAGCCATGCGTGGAATCACCTCAACCATAAGCGTGGCCGCGTTCCACGCAGACTGGATGACTCACATGCCCATGCGGGCACTCTGTGAGCGTTGGACGATTTCGCGAGATCAGGTCATCCGCCTGGCCGTGGTCTGGGAGTTGCCCAGACGCCACGACAGGAAGCTCAGGGCAAAGCCACTAAGGCAGCGAGATCCCACAACGACAGAGATTCAGCAGGCGTGCATCCGCATCCAGGCGACGTGGAGCAAGGACGTGGAAGAAGAGCGGCGAGTTGTGAAGTCTCAGGCATTCTCCATGAAACGCATACCGCTTGATAGCGCGACTCGTTCCCACATCGACGTGGAATACAACGGCGACTGTGACGTATGGGAGGAACGCCCGTGAACGCCCCGCGAGGCAAAGAGGACGTGCTGCGTCGGATCGTCATCGAATACGGGCAGCTGTACGCCTATATCTACATGACCGATGGAAACGGGAAGCTGCTGGATGAGGAGGTTTTCAAGCAGCCCTTTCGGCTAGAGCGAAAGGAAGCCCACGAGGAGGCCAAGGGCGCCTACGACGCTGCCTACGACTGGATGAATGAAATCGTCAACGTGACGCCGCCACTGCAAGGAGACGAGGACGGCGAGGCACAATCAGAAGCGGAGGACTAGCCATGCCTGCATACGAAGCCACGCCCGCCGAGCTCGAACAGTACGGATCGAAACTCACGATATGGCAGCAACTCGCCCTGCTGCAGGCTTGGTCGCCGCTCATTGGCTACGGCCAGCGGTTCATCAACGAAACAGACCCGTACAAGCGAAGCATCATCGTCAGCGAGGCTTCGGAGTGGCTTGCGTCCAAGACCAACGCCCAGGCCGATGACCAGCTGGTGCGTCTGCTTGGCGACTTGCTGAAGACTAAGCAAGGCGAAGCCTTGGTCCGGTGGTGCCTGCTGCAAGTGGAGGCCGTCCGTTGAGTGATGACAGCGTTATACGCCTTGCTGCCGTGGTGGCGGCAGTTGCTCTGCTGGCCGCCCCGTATCGGGAAACAATCGCCGGCTGGCTCTCTCAGGCCGCCGAAGCCTGCTACGCCGAACGCTCCACTCTCGGCAGAATCGCAGCGGCGTTGCTGATTCTCGCGGCTGCATGGGGCCAGATCCCTATGCCCAAGCTTCCGGCGGCTCCTGCCGTCACTGTGGACGTGGAGACTCCGAGCGTGGAGATGCAGCAGCTGGTGAGGCCCGTGGCCGAGTCCCTCAAGGCGTTGCCAATGGGCGACCGGATGCTGTGGGCTCAGACGTGGAACAAGGCCGCCACCGTCGTGGCCGGCGATGCCGTGACCACCGAAGTGGTTTTCACCGATACTCGCTCGCTGCGGATGTTTACCACGCTGGCCATTGAAATCGCATGGCGGCGCATCGGCCAGCACGCGCCCGGCTCAGTGGCAGGGCTCAGGGAGGCCGTAGAGGCCGCCTACGGGCAGGCTATTGGCGTGGACGTGGTTTCGGTCACGGCTGACGTGCGAAGCCGTTACGCAGCCTTTGCCAAGGCTGTGGCGTGGGCCGGCGTCAACGGAGGCTGAGCCATGACCGAGCACGGCATGGGCTATGTTCCCGACCGCGAAGGTTCTGAGGCGTTCGTGGCCACGTTGCCACACCCAACGCTTGCGTCAGCTGGCCCAGACCTCAAGGCCGCTGATCAGGATGTCATGCTGTACCCGGCCCTGCTTCAGTGCATGCCGTCCTGGCGTCGCGGCTCGCAAGGAAACGTTGGAAGTTGCGTTGGCTGGGGCGCAAGCCTGGCCGTGGACGTGCTCGCAGCCTGTGACATTCATTGGCGGAAAGAGCCCGAAGCGTGGAACGGCCGCACGATTGAGGCGAGCCTGTACGGGTTCAGCCGGGTTGAGGCTCGCGGGCAGAAGTCGAACAATGGCGGCGACGGCAGCACGGGATTCCACGCAGCCAAGAGCATCCGCGACTATGGTGCCCTGCACTACGGCGTGGACTACGGCGGCACTGTGTTCGACAAGCACAGCAGTCAGCGGGAACGCGACTGGGGCCGTAACGGCGTGCCCGACGTGCTTGAGCGGTTCGCCAAGGAAAGGCGTTGCTCTGAGACAACACTAGCCACGTCGTTTGCTGAGGCGGCGAAAGCCATCAGCAACGGCTACCCGGTTGTCGTGTGCAGCGGCCAGGGCTTCAGCATGAGCCGAGACGCTGACGGCTTTTGCAAGCCGGGTGGCGTTTGGTGGCATGCGATGTGCTTTATCGGTGTGCGCTTTGGCAAACGTCCTGGCCTGCTTTGTGCCAACTCGTGGGGCGACTCCAACACGGTTGGCAAGCACTTCCCCGAGACGATGCCGGATGTCGTCCGTAAGTGCTCATTCTGGGTCGATGCCGAAGTTGCCACCAAGATGCTGAGCGGTCGTGACTCCTACGTCTACGCCGGGTACAGCGGGTTTAAGCCAACGGCGATGCCTGACAACTGGCTGCGAGGTGTGCTGTGAGATTTCTTATCTGCCTGCTCGTTGTTGTGATCGGATGCGTGGCCACGCTGCCTGATGACCACGGCGTATCCGCTGACATGGCCTGCGAGACAGCCCGCATCGTGACGCAGCTGCGGCACGAGATCGCACCGACGCCGGCCAGCGACAAGTGCGACAACTGCGTTGATGGCTTCATCGGTGACGGGAAAATCAAAATCACCTGCCCCACCTGCAAAGGAACGGGCAAGAAATGACGCGCGACGAACTCGTTGCGGACGTGTGGGACTCGCTGCCGATGCGTAAGCATCTGCTAGGCCGCGAGCGTGTTGGCCGCATTGTCGAGCGAGCCTTGAGGGAATGGCCCATTCCGGTGCTGTACCAGTGCGACGCCAAGCAGACTGAAGTGGTGGCCAAGCATTTCGCCCGCCGTCTTGAACGCCAGGAGCGTGAGTACGGCATGGGCTTTCTCGCCAGCATCATCTTGGCGGCCATCATCAGCGAGATCGTCAAGAAAATCGTGCAGCGGTGGCTGGATAATCGTGGCGAGATGCTGGAGGCGATGCAGTGACCGACCAAGCAAAAGAAACGCTTTACAGCATTATGGAGCGGTGGGGATTTCCCACCTTGGTAGCCATTGCCTGCGGCTGGGTTCTTCGCGCCGATGTTCTGCTGCCTCTTGTTGAAGAGCACAGGGCTTTCGTGAAAAGTTTGAGCGAGACGCAGCGTGAGATCAGCAAGGCCGTCAGCGAGCAGACACGGTTGCTGTATGCGTTGCAGCCCCGAGCCGGCGAAATGCCGCAGGAGAACTGATATGCCGATGAGTGCAAGACTGCTTCGGCCTAGGGCCGGCGGATTCCACCCTGATGCTGCTGACTGGCGTGCCCGCGTGGTAGCAAACTCTGGCTCAGTTTCGGCTTCGACGATGAAGGCCGTCGATACTTTTGCACGCTCAGTCGCATCGGCTGGCATCCGCGACCGCTTCTTCCGGCTCAATCTTTTCTGTGGCACGGGCCTCAACGCCGCACTGGTGCCGCTGTTCCGAGGCCCGTCGCTCGGCGGGACGCAGTACGGCGGGACCACAGATACCAACGTGGGGCCGTTTGTCAGCGGCGACTACGCGGAAACAGGGGCGAGTGGCGGGCTGACAAACACGGGAAGAACCAAGTACCTCAACACTGGATTTCCTACAAACACGCTTGCAGCAGGCGACAGGCATTTAGCTTTCTATGCCAGAAGTTTTGTCAATTCAGATTTTGACCAGTTCATGGGGTCGGAATCGGCGGCCAGTATTTCCCAAGCCTTTGTATTGGGTTTCCAAGTATCCGCGAGTGCTGTTGCTTTTCAGTTTGGCGCGTCTACTTCCGCCATTTCTTCTGCCGGATCTGTTTCATCAGGTGCTTTTTGGCTAGGAGTTCACAACACGTCAACCGGAGGCGTGATTTACAAAAACGGCGTGAGCGATGGCACTGGAACTCTTACCGCAGCAACGCCTCCATCATCCGACGTTCATATCTTTGGCATTAACCGAGCCAGTTCGACAGCGAATGTGGACAGGTACGGAGGTGCTTGTGTTGGGTATTCAATCGGGGCTGCCCTGACGGCACCGCAGGCAGCGGCATACAACACGGCCATGCAGGCGTTGCAGGCCGCACTTGCGAGGACCGCATGACACTCTCCGACCTCGCGCTCCCGATGCCCTACGCCGAGTGCAAAGACCTTGCTCTCGTCTACTCATACGACGTTGCCGTCCTGCTCTACAACGTGCAGGAGGAGCACGGCGACCGTCGCCACGTTCCGGCCGGTCGGCAACTCACTGATGGCCGATGGATGCTCTGCGGCGACGTTCTCAGCGAAGTAGGCGAAGGCGGGATTCTGGCTGGCGGGTTTGCGTTTGTAACGCCAGGGATGATGCAGCAGATCGAAGTCATCCCCCTGGCCGACGCCGTCGCCCTGCTGCCAGAGTCCCCTAGTTCTGTGAGCTAGTGGACTGCAAGAGTTCCCGCAGATTCCCTTACAGTAACCACACCTAGGAGCTACCCATGGCCGACAACATTCTGAGCCGCAAGAACCGTGACATTGACATCACCCTGCACACTGCCACGGCATCGGCTACCACGCTGGACATGCGTGATGTGGCTGGTGCTGTAGTGTCGCTGGGCACGATGAGCACGAACGCCAGCACGCTCCAGATGTGGGTTGGCACCAGCACGGCCGGAACCTTCCGCCGACTCTATAAGTCTGACGGTAGCGTGGCTGACCTGACTCTGTCGGCATCGAGCACGGACGGGCGAGCGTATGCCCTGCCCGATGAAGTATTCGGCGTTGAGTACCTCAAGATCGTCTCGGCCACCACCAACAGCACGGGCACCGCTGGCGTGGTGATGCTGAAGAGCTGACGTGCCTACCAAGATACCCAGCCATAGGCCGCTGCGTCTTGGCCCTCGCACGCGAGAGGCCAGGCCCAACGCGGCAGCCCGTGGCTATTGCTCAGCAGCCCACAAGGCGTGGAGGCAGGCGGTGCTGAACCGATGCCACTGGCAATGCGTTGACTGCGGCCGTGTGGCCCATGGCCGTGACATGCACGCAGATCACGTAGTGCCAGTAAGTGTGGCCCCTGACCTGCGGTATGACGTGACCAACGGAGCGGCCCGGTGCGTGTCGTGCCACAGCCGAAAGACCAACGCTGAGCGGCAGAGGGGGGGCGGTTCGGATCCCTACCCCCCCGTCTGAGGAAAACCAGAAGTTCCTGCTTCTATACGCGGGGCCGAAATTGGGAGTTTGCAACATGGGCAAGGGCCGCAAGCCGACGCCTAAACCGCTGCTTAAGCTTCGCGGTGCTCGGGTTAGGGGGCCGCACAAGTCCGGCATAGACGCGGTTCCGGGCATCCCGCCTGCTCCGCACTGGCTCTCGGATCTCGCCCGCGAAGAGTGGGAGCGGATCGTGCCGATGCTTGAGGCGTCCAAGGTCATGAGCCCCAGGCACCAACAGACGCTGGCCGCTTACTGCGATTCGCTCGCGGACATGATTGAGGCCGACCGTGAAATCAAGGCCAGCGGGGCCACGTTCATGGACGATAAGGGTAGGGTAAGCAATCACCCGGCGTGGAACCGCAAACGCGACGCGAGAAACCAGATGCTAAAGTTCGCGGCCGAGTTCGGCCTGACGGCCTCGGCGCTGGCCCGCGTTTCGGCGGTTGAAAATGGCCCGCAAGCAGACGAAGAAGACGCCCGAATGTTCGCTTGAGCACCCGTGCGAAAAGTGCTCCTCCTGTCTGGCGGTGCGTTTCTTCCACAAGCACCTGACGCACGCCAAGGGCGAGCTCGGCGGCAAGCCGTTCACGCTTGAGCCGTGGCAGCAGGACTACGTGCGAAAGCTCTTCGCCACTGATGGCGACGTGCGCAAAGTCCGCACCAGCCTGCTGGCGATTCCGCGCAAAAATGGAAAGAGCAGTTTATGCGCGGGAATCGCACTCAAGCTGCTGATGGAGAACGAGCCCGGCTGTGAAGTCTATTCCTGCGCAGCCTCACGCGATCAGGCCCGGCTCGTTTTTGACATGGCCCGCGTCTACGTCGAGCAGTCGCCAGTGCTGAGGCAGCATCTCAAGGTGTACCGCAACGCGATCGTGCGAGAGGCGACGCACGGAACGTACAAGGCGTTGAGTGCGGAGGCCGGTATTCAACATGGGCTCTCCGCTCACGGCGTCATCTTTGACGAGCTCCACGTTTCTAACCGCGAGATGTGGGAAGTCATGCTCAGCAGCCAAGGTGCTCGGCGTCAGCCGCTGACGGTGGCGCTCACCACGGCAGGCTTTGACCGCAAAAGCGTCTGCTGGGAAATTTGGAAATACGCTGAAGCTGTGGCCGCTGGCACGGTCAAAGACGAGACGTTTCTGCCGGCCATCTATGCCGCCGACATTGCGGATGACTGGAAAGCCGAAGAGACGTGGAAGAAGGCCAATCCAAACCTCGGCGTTTCCGTGCGCATGGACTTCCTGCGGAGCGAGTGTGCTCGGGCGGTTGAGATGCCGACGTATGAAAATGTTTTTCGCCAACTTTTTTTGAACCAATGGACGGAACAGTCAACTAGGTGGTTGAGAATGGATCACTGGCAGCAGGGCGACAAGCCCTGTCCGGTGGATCTCGCGGGCCGCGAGTGCTGGGCCGGGTTGGACTTGGCCACGACGTTTGACACCACAGCCCTGGTGCTGCTCTTCCCGCTTGATGACGGCACGTTTTGGATTGAGCCGCACTTCTGGATACCGAGCGACAATGCCCACCAGAGAGAGCGCCGCGACAAAGTGCCCTACCTGACGTGGCATCGGCAGGGGCATCTGAACATGACTGATGGCAACGTCACCGACTTCGACCAAGTGCGTTCAGACATCAACGCCATCTGCTCAAAGTACAAGGTGCGTGGCATCGGCCTAGACCCGTGGAACTCGGCGCAACTCGGCCAACAACTGCAAGGCGACGGGCTGCCCATGTCAGACTTTCGACAGGGATATGGATCTTTATCAGCGCCCTCAAAGCAACTCGAAAACTGGTGCGTGTCTGGAAAACTGATACACGGAGCGCACCCCGTCCTCAGCTGGCAGGCCGCCAACGTGGCCATTCAGCAAGATTCCGCAGCCGGAAATATTAAGCCAAGCAAGGCCAAGAGCACAGAACGCATAGACGGCATCGTGTCGCTGGTCATGGCCATCGGGCTGTGGCAAACGGCAACCGCAGCCACGCCGGAACAGTCCTGGGACATCGTGACTCTATGAGCGAAAACGCCGCCGCCGACTTCAAGATGTTTGACCTTCGCGGCATTGACTGGCCCGAGGTGAGTTCCAGCCGCACGCCTTCCGGCATCCGCGTCAACGCTGACAACTCCATGGCGTGCTCGGCCTACACGGCCTGCATCCGTGTCATATCGGATGCGGTATCTGCCCTGCCGCTGCACATCTACGAGCGGATGGCCAACGGCGGGAAACAGAAGGCCACGAGCCATCCCGTGTATCGCCTGCTCCACCAGCAGCCAAATCCCTGGCAGACGGCCCAAGAGTTCCGCGATTGGATGACCGGCATGTATCTGCACTACGGTGCGAGCTACGCCGAGATCCGCCCAGGTGCTCGAGGTGCCGTGTCAGAACTGTGGCCGCTGCACTCCAGCCGCATGGAGGCAGAGCGGTTGTCTGATGGCAAGCTGCGGTATCGGTACCGCGAGCCAAGTGGCCAGCAGACGATCTACAGCCAAGAGCAGATTTTCGCCCTGCGATTCACGACCGAGGACGGCATAAAGGCCATCCCCACCTACAAGATTTTCCAGAACGCCATCGGCCTGGCCCAAGCCCTTGAGACACACGGCAGCACCTACTTCGGAAACGGTGCCCGGCCCGGCATCGTGCTGGAGAGTGACAACCCGATTCCCATTGAGGCGGCCGAGCGACTCCGCGAGCAGTGGGAGCGGATGCACCGTGGTGCCGATCGGGCTTTCCGCACAGCTGTGCTGCCTAACGGCGTGAAGGCCCACGAGCTCAGCGGCTCAAACGAAGCAGCCCAGATGCTTGAGAGCCGGGCTTTTCAAGTGGTTGAAATCTGCCGGGCGTTTCGCGTGCCGCCCCACATGATCCAGATGCTGGACCGCAGCACGTTCAACAACATCGAAGTGCAGGGCACAGAGTTTGTGCAGCACTGCCTGCTGCCTCACCTCAAGCGGTGGGAAGCAGCCATCAGCCGTGACTTGATCGTAGATGACGAGAAGTATTTCGCAGAGCACAGCGTCAGTGGCCTGCTTCGCGGCGACCACGCAAGCCGGTCTGCCTACTACGTTTCTGCCCTGCAAAACGGCTGGATGACGGTAAACGAGATTCGTGAGCTCGAGAACCTTAACCCGATCGGCCCGCAAGGCGATCAGCACTTCATTCAGCTGAACATGACCACGCTGGAGAAGGCAGGCGAGCCACAGCCGCAAGATCCGCAGCCGATGCCGCAGGACACGCTGGGCGAGCCATCGGACGGCACGCCAGAAGACGATGCCGAAGACACGACTACCGCCCAGGAGGTGCCGACGAATGGAACTTGAGCGCCGCGACTTCGCCTTTGACGAGACTGACGAGCTCATCGTTGAGCAGCGTGCTGACGGCCGGGCAGCCATCATCGGCTACGCCGCCGTCTACAACCGCATGAGCCTTGACCTGGGCGGGTTCAAGGAAGAAATCCTGCCGGGTGCTTTTGACAAGGTGCTGAGCCGCCAGCGTGGCAAGCAGGACGTGGTGGCCCTGTTCAACCATGACAGCAACATCGTGCTCGGTCGCACCTCAAGCGGCACACTGGAACTCTCCAGCGATAGCAAGGGGCTGCGGTACGTGGTCACTCCGCCCGTGAGCCGTGCCGACGTTCTGGAACTCATCGCCCGCAAGGACGTGGCTGGCAGTTCATTCGCGTTCACGGTTGGCAAAGACGGGGAAGCGTTCCGCACTGGCGACGGTGGCCAAGCAATCCGCCAGATCCGCGAGGTGAGCGGGCTGTATGACGTTGGCCCAGTGCTTACGCCTGCGTACCCGTCAACGTCTGCCAGCGTCGCCATGCGTTCATACGAGGCATGGATTGCATCGCAGTCCGCCGAAGAGCCGGCAGTTCGGGCGGTTAGTTCGCGTTCGGCCTTGCGGGGCGTCGCCGCCGCCTGGGCTGCCACCTTAAGGCTGAAGAATGTCTGAGGCCCGCTGCACCTGCGGCGAGAAGTTGCGGTGCCGTTCCTCTCGCCCGTGTGGCGAAGAGCGTCAACAGTATTTGCGTTGCCCGCGATGCGGCGCTCGTGCTGTCGTGTTTGTAAAAACAACACATTCGGAAGTCCGGTTCTGCAAGAGGCCGGCACGCTAGAGGCACAGTGGAATCCATCGGCAATACCGCCGGCGGAGATATACCACGTGGACAACCTCAAGAAGCTGCAGGACGAGGCCGTTAACCTCGCCAACCGTATCGACGCCGTGCGTGCGATCGAGAGTACCGATGCCGACAAGATTGCCGAGCGCGATCTTGAACTCGAGGCGATGAACACCGAGGCCGGCAAGCTGGCCAAGCGGATCGACTTTGAGAAGTCGGTGGCTGAGTCGGCCAAGAATCTCCGCAGCGTGGTTGACCGCTGCACGCCGGCCCCCGAAGTGACCGAAGAGCGTAGCGACAAGACCCGCATCGAAGCGGTTCCGTTCTCGGGCCGGCTCCGTGCGTTTGAGAACGCCAAGGACGCCTACTCGGTGGGCATGTGGTTCAAGGCTAAGAGCGGCGACGCCGACGCGAAGCGGTGGTGCCATGACCACGGCGTTGAGGCTCGTGCCCAGGGCTCGACCGGCGCTACGACCGGATCTGCATTCGTGCCGGATTCGTTGTCATCGGCCGTGATTCGCTTAGTTGACCAGTACTCCGCGTTTGCGCAAAACGCCACCAACGTGGTCATGCCGAGCGACGTGCTGCTGTTCCCGCGACGGACGGCCGGTGCGACCGCGTACTGGATCAATGAGAACTCGGCCATCACTGCGAGCGACCCCACTTCCAATCAGGTCACTCTGACTGCGAAGAAGGTCACGGGTGCGGTGACGATTGCGAGCGAGCTCCTGCAGGACTCCATCGTGTCGATCGCCGACTGGATCGCTGCTGAGCTCGCCCTGACGCTCAGCAACGCCGTGGAAGAGGCTGCGTGGAGCGGCAACCCCAGCAACGCCCCAGCGGTTGCCGGGCTCGTCACGACCTACACGGGTGGCCTGCTGGCGGCGTCTGCTGCCACCTATGCCGCCTCGCTCGTGACGGCTGCCGGTGACACGCCCGACGAGGTTACCAAGGCCAACCTGCTGGCCATGATGGCCAGGGTTCCGCAGCACTCACGTGCCGGTGCCAAGTGGTTCTGCTCGCCGTTCTTCTTCGCGGCGTGCATGCAGAACCTTGACTTGGCCCAGGGCGGTTCGGTTGGTCTGTCGCAGGGCATGGGTCCGACGTTCCTCGGCTCGGAAGTCGTCCTCACCGACCGCCTGCCGGCCGGTGCGGACTCGACGGGTGCCATCATGGCGCTGTACGGCAACATGGCCAACAGTTCCTACTACGGCATCCGCCAGGCCATCGAGATCGCCAGCAGCGATCAGGTGAACTTCCTGTCGGACCAGACCGTGATTCGGGCAGTGGCTCGCGTTGCCATCACGCACGCGAACCTGGGCACCGACACCGTGGCCGGCCCGATGATCGGCCTCGTGGGTGCGTGAGCCTGACGGCTTGACGAGTGTGCAATCTTGAGCGGGCGGCTTCCACAACGGGGCCGCCCGCTCTCTTTCTTGAGGCACGCATGCTGGTCAAGGTAGGTGGCACCGAAGTTGACATCCGAGTGGAGGCCGTGCTCTCCATGCCACGGCTTTCGTTCACCAGCAACCACTTCGCGTGGGCTCAGGCCCTGATGCCGCTCGGCATTCGCCCCACCATGGGCACTGGTGCGTTCTGGGATCAGGTAAACACCCGCGTGATGGAGCAGTTCATCGACTCGTGCGAGTACCTGCTGGCCATTGACTACGACACGTTTTTCACCAGGCAGGACGTTGAGCAGTTATTCGCAATGGCTATGACGTTTCAGTGCGACGCCATCACTGGCATGCAGACCAAGCGTGAAGACGGCCGCCCGATGCTGACGCTTAAAGGCACGCTGGACAATCCGCCAGACGATGGGCACACGCAGGTGCCGAAAGAATGGTTTTCAGAACCCGTGCAGGAAGTGGACACGGCACACTTTGGCTGCACCGTCATCAGTACGGCGGCACTCAAGAGAACAAAGAAACCGTGGTTCTGGAGCAAGCCAGACCCGCAAGGCGGGTGGAACGACGGCCGCACCGATCCAGACATCTGGTGGTGGCGGAACTGGCGAGACAGCGGCAACCGCGTTTTTGTCTCGCCGCGTGTCGTTTTGGGCCATGGTGAGTACGTGGTGACGTGGCCCGGCAAGAACCTTACTGCCCCTGTTTTCCAGTGGACTACTGAGTTCACGAACACGGGGAAGCCGCCTGAATCTGCATGGAGTGTGGGCTAATGCCGAAGATTATGTTTACCCGCGCGTGGCGTGGTTACCGCAAGGGGCAAGTGGCTGAGCTTCCTGGCGGCATCACCACGCAGCTGCTCGCTCAGCGTGTCGCGGTGGAAGACCACCAGCCGTCGCTGATCGAAACGGCTGCCCTTGAGCACGACGTAGAAACCGCAGACGCCACCCCAAAGCGAAGAGGCCGCCGTGCAGTATCGAAGCCTGACTCGACAGACGCCGCCAGCCGTTGAGCCCGTCACGCTCGCGGAAGCTAAGGCCCATCTGCGGGTTGATACAAGCGAAGATGACGCTTACATCGGCACGCTGATCACGGCAGCCCGCGAGTGGTGCGAGCAGTACCTAGATCGCACGCTGGTCAATACGCAGTGGGTGATGCGGTTTGACTCGTTCCCGCCAGACGGCACCCACGACATCGAGCTACCACGGCCACCCATGGCGACGGCCGGCACGACCACGGCGGTGGCCCTGACGTTCACCTACGAGAACGGCACGACAGCCACCTACTCGACAGCCAGCTACCGCGTGGACCGCAGCAGCACGCCAGGGGCGGTGAAGACTTTGTACGGCCAGACGTGGCCGCCGCATCTCATGGATGACAACGCCATCAGCGTGACGTGGTGGGCCGGCTACGGGGCCGCTGGCTCAAGCGTGCCTGCCGCCATTCGCCACGCCTGCCTGATGCTGGTTGGCCACTGGTACGAAAGCCGCAGCACGGTGCTCGTGGGCAGCATCAGCAAGCCGCTGGAGTTTGCTGTGGAATCGCTTCTCTCGTCACAGAAATGGGGCAGCTACCAATGAGCCTTGAAGGACGAATCAACGTAGACGTGCTGTTTCACGACAAGGACGGCACGGCATCGCTCAAGGTGGTGAGCCTGCAGGACTCAAAAGCCTACACCACTGGCAAGGTGGCGGTGATCACTGGGACGCTGGGCACGGCGAGCTCAACAATCACGCACACCGGCTCGTTTCGTGGTGCTGACGGCGAGTACGTATCCATTACCTCAGTGAACTACGCCGTCTTTCGCTTTGACGGCACGGGCGGAAGCTTCAAGCGTCTGGCGATTGGCAACGCCACCATCAGGTCAAACGACAGCATCGTGGCTGCTTCCTGCGTTGGTGGTGACGATACCGGGCAGTTCACAATCACCGGAAACCAAGGAAGCACGGGCACCTACGCCGTCGTGCTCTACGGCACATGATTGACGCCGGCAAGCTCCGCGAGCGAGTGACGGTGCAACAGGCGTCCGAGTCTCGGAACGCCCTCGGTGAAACCGTGCTGTCGTGGGCCACGTTCGCTGAGCGATGGGCAAGCGTGGAAGGCGTTTCTTCCCGCGAACTTCTGCAGTACGGGCAGCAGCAGATTGAGGTTTCGCACCGCGTCCGCATGCGGTGGCTGGACGGGCTGACGCAATCCATGCGGATCGTCTGGCGTGGCCGCACGCTGGAAATCGTGAGCCTGCTCGAGCACGGCAACCGCAGCGAGCACGAGCTCGTCTGCCAGGAGGCCGCCTAGATGGCTGTTGCTGGCGTCAACCTTTCGCTCGACACGTCCGAGCTTCTGCGGCTGCAGGAGTCGCTCGGCAAACTTTTTGACAACCAAGGGCTTGCCGACACGCTTGGCGATGCTCTTGAGAAAGCGTTGGAACCGGCAAAGCTGCGGCTGCGAGAGAACACGCCAGTAGGGCCTACTGGCAATCTCAAGCGTGCCGTGAATATGAAGATCGTGAGGTACAAGGACAGCGGCGTTGCTGTGGGCTTGCTTGGCTACAACAGGGCAGGCGAAGGCAAATCAAAGAGCGCAGCCGGCGGCACGGTGCAGGCTGGCCCTGACCGTGCGTTTCATCAGTGGTGGCTTGAGTTCGGCACCAAGCAGCGAGTGATTGCCAAGCTCTCAAACAAGCCCTACCAACGGAAGGCCCACCAGAGAACGATGAAGTCTGGCAAAGTCGCCAGCATTAAGGCCCACCAAGTCTCTGGGCAGAATGCCTACATCGCATCGTCCTACAGCGAGTTGGGGCAGTTCAAGATGATGAGGACGCCTCGCCCTCCACGGGGAGAGACCGGCCAGCGAGTGCAGACAGACCCTGCCTACCCGAATGCGTTTTTCCGAAAGTCCAAGACGCCAATCGTGATTCCTGCCATGAATCCTGGCGGCAGCGGTGAGCCGCCCCTGCGAAAGACTTGGAACGAGTACCAGGGCAAGGTGGCTGAGCGGCTCACGTCTGAGTTGCGGATTTCGCTAGAGCGTGCTTTAGAGGCGCTCACGTACACCAGCACCGGCAGCGTGACTGGTGCCACCATCCAGGCCGGAGGCTAGCCGTGCTGAAGTCACCAGAGCAGGCAGCTGCTCGAGCACTCGTTGCAGATCCCGCCGTGGCCATGATTCTGGGCCAGCGTATTTGGCCTGTGATCGCACCGGCGTCTGCGTCCCTGCCGTTTGCCACCTGGCGACGCACGGGCGTCAGCCGCTCGCAAGGGCTCTCGGGCCCGACAGGTGCCACGTCTGTGCAGTTGGCGGTGGACGTGTTCTCGACCACATACGAAGAGGCCCGAGAGGCCGCCGACAGAATCCGTTCAGTTCTGGATGGATGGGGCGGGCAGGTGACAGACTACGTAAGCGTTCGGAACGTGAGCCTCGAAACCGAGTCTGACGGCTTCGTGCAACTCGCTGGCGGTGACTTGCCGCCCGTTTATCAGGTGACGCAATCGTTTTCAATCCTTTGGCAGGAGACTTAGCAGATGGCCTTCGAAACTCCGCATGATGGCTCGGGCACAGTCCTGACCTTCAACGGCACCCCCTACACCGTCACCAGCGTGGTTGTTAGCGCCACCGACCCGACTGCCGCCGATGACAAGATTGCCGTTTCGCATCTTGGCCAGACTGCCGGCGAAACCGCTAAGACTCTTGAGCTTCCGCTTGCTGGTGCCGCCTCTGGCGAAACCGGCCGCAGCGTCACGTTTGACTACATCGGCAAAACTTTTATTGCCGACAAGAGCACTGGGTCTTTTGTGCTCACCATCGGCGGTACGGCACTCGATGGCGTGAGCAGCAAAGCGGGCACCGTCACGAGCTCGACGCTGACGCTCGCCACGCAGGACGCCATCCGAGGCCAGGCGACGATCAAGCTCGCGCGGTAAGCCAGACGGAGGACCGTCATGGCAACCTACTCAGCGGGCGTCACGGCTACGTGGAACAGCGTGAACTTCGGTGAGGTTACGGAACTGACCGTAACTCACGGCGGTGCTCTTCCATTGGCTCGCGCCAGTACGTGGACGCTTGACATAGGCACTATAGAGATGAAGTGCCTAGCCACGGCGAACATCTCCACTGCCAACTACGGAAAGCGTGCGCAAGTCACTATCACTGGTGGCGGGCTCGCTTACTCGGGCAAGGCAGTGCTTGAGAAGTTCACCATGGCTGGCGTGGTCAATGACGTGACGCGCTACGCAGTCACGCTACGAGTTCAAGGCTAGGAGAAACCATGCTGAGCGTTTCAGAACTTGCTGCCCAGATTCTCGCGGCTGACGATCTGCCCGTTCTTAAGGTGACGGTGCGTGAGTGGAAGGGCGCTGACGGCAAGCCGTTGGTGCTTGGCGTTCGCGTCATGACTGTGGAAGAGCGGGACAGCTATGAGAAGGAGTGGGTGGGCAAGAAAGAGACGGGCATTGACAACTTCCGCACGAAGTATCTGGCCCGCTGTCTGTGCCATCCTGAGAGCGGCGAGCGTCTCTTTGACGAGGCTGGCATCGAGCAGCTGGCGAAGAAGTCAGCGGCCATCGTGTCCAAGCTCTTCGAGAAGGCACTCAAGCACAACAACATGACCGAAACCGACGTGGAGGAACTCGCAAAAAACTGAGCGTCCGCCCGACGAGGCGTTTCCTGTTTCGTCTGGCGGGTCACTTGGGAATGACGGTGAGGGAACTGTCTCGCCGCATGGATTCGCAGGAGCTTACGGAGTGGATTGCGTTTACCCGCCACTTCCACGCTCTTCCTGATCCATGGCGGCAGACGGGCCTGCTGACGAGTGCCGTGCTCGCACCGTACTCCCAGCAAGGCAAGGCACCGAAAGCGGACGACTTCAACCCGATTGAGAAACCACCCCAGCACGCAGACGAGATGAAGCGGGAGCTGCAAAAGCTCCTAGCGTTCCCCGAGTAAGCCATGGCCACCATCCTCTCACTCGCGCTGAAGGTAAACGCCGACGCCTCTGGCGTGGTGAAAAACCTGACGCCGGCTGAGCGGGCGCTTGAGAATCTGGCCAAGCAGGCGAGCAAGGCCACGTCTGCGTTTGACGTGCTGGCGAAAGACAGCCAATCGGCAGCAGATGCTCAGGCCGTTCTAAATCAAAAGTTTACGGATTTAGCGGAACAGCTTAAGGGCGGGTTAAGCGCTCAGCAGTATGCGGACCAGTTTGCTGCTTTACGGGAAGAAGTAAAAAACACGGCCGACGCATACGCCCGCGCCGCTGAGATAACGAAGAAATACACGAGCGCCGAGCAGCAGCGTCAAGACTCTGTCGCAGAGCTTGAAAGGCTTTTGCTACTTGGTGCAATCTCTGAAGAGACTTATGGCAGGGCTGTTTACGAAGGCAGTGAGGCGCAGGCGAAGGCTATTGCGGCTGAGCGAGAACGCCTTGAAGTGCTCGGGCAAGGGCAAAGGCTTGCCGAGCAGTTTGCGACTACAGAAGAACGCAGGGCGCAGCAGCTGGCGGACGTAGACAGACTGCTTAAGGCCGGCGCAATTTCTGAGGAAACCGCTGCTCGCGCGCGAGCAGAGTTCAGCGGACAGAATGCAGCGGCCATTCAAGCCGAAAAGGATTTGGCCGCCGCTGCAGAAGAGTCTGCAAAAAGAAGGACAGCGGCAGAAAAAGAAGCCTCTGACTTCATTGATAAAGTCAGGGGAGACATAGAAAAGGCTTCAGCTTTAGAGATTGCTGAGGCCGAAAAGATTCGTGCCCAGGCAGTCGCCGCAGCAGGAAGGATCATTGAAGCAAACCTGACTCCGCAGGAACGGTACGACCGGCAAATGCAGGAGCTAAATACGCACCTGCAAGAAGGACGCCTCAGCCAAGACCAGTTCAACCGTGCTGCGGCTCGCGCCGAGCAAGACCTAAACGGGGTAGCAAAGGAAGCAACGGTCGCTGACGATAGGATTGATAATCTCAATAAAAACGTCAGCCTGCTTGCAAAGATCGAAATCGGAAGACTCATTGTTGACGGACTGCAGGCTCTTGGCTCCGTGTTCACTCGCGTGACATCTGAGGTCACGTCGCTCGTCTCAAGCGTCAACACGTCTGTCGATACGCTTAACGACTTCTCGGCCCGTACTGGCATCGGCGTTGAGGCGTTGCAGGGCTACTCGCTCGCGGCCAAGCTGGCCGGCGTGGATACCGAGCAGTTCGGTGCAGCGGTTCAGAAGTTGGCAGTGAACATCGGGAAGGCCACACCTGGCGACGCGCTCGACAAGTCGCTCAGAGGAATCAACCTTTCGGTTGCTGAGCTCAGGGCCCTTGCGCCGGAAGACCAGTTCTCGGCCATCGGCAACGCCATCTCTCAACTACCAACGGCCGCCGATCGTGCATCTGCTGCGGTTGAGATCTTCGGCAAGCAGGGTGCTGCCCTGGCACCGCTCTTCCGTGAGGGGGCCGCAAGCCTCGAGGAGCTCAAGGCCAGGGCTGAGCGGCTCGGCATCATCGTCAGCGAGACGCAGGTCAACAACGTCGCTGACATGAACGACGCCTTCGACTTGGTGCGAGCCACCATTGAAGGCATCGTTGGGCAGGTGATTGGCAACCTTGCGCCCGCAGTCACTGACGTGACCAATCAGTTTCTGCAATTTGTGGAAAGCTGGAGCGGTGCTCAGGGCGAGGGCGGCACTGGCATTGCCAACGCCATCACTGATGTGCTGCTGCAAGGGGCTGAGTATTTCGCCGCAGTCTTTGACGAGTTCGTGGCGAACTTTGGAAGCCTTAGCGAAACATTCTCGTACGCTGCGGACATCTTTGACGTAGTGAGCAAGGTGCTGCTGACGGCATCCGAAGGACTGCGTGCGGCATTTAACGCGATTCAGTTAGGCATTGACGCTCTCCTGATTGGGTTCGGGAAAATCATTGAGTCAATAGGCAGCTACATCAGCAGTGACTTGGAGCAGTTCGGCGCAGGGCTTGCGGCTGCGTCCCAGGAGTCAGCAGAGAAAAACTCCCGCGAGATGGAGGCCGCAGCAGCCAACGCTGCAAACACGTTCAACAGCATCTTCACCGGCGGCGACGGCAACGCACAGCAGGCAGGACAGGGCGCGGCATCGCAGTACCTCAGCGGCCTGCGTTCTGAAATTGAGAACGCGCGACTCCCAGAAGTCAAAGTGCAGGCCGATCTTGGCGATGCGGGAGAGCGTCTTGAAGCCTACTTCAAGACGGCCGAAGACGGTGGCTCAAAGCTCTTTCAGCAGTCTGCTGATACCGTCGCGCAATTCCAAAAAATGGCGGACGAGGGCGGGCTTACTGCCGATCAGATCCAGATCATGAACGGCTTCATGGATGACCTAAACGGCAAACTGGACAAGGAAAATGAATCGCGCCAGCAGGCCACAGAAAACGCTACAAAGCAGGCGGAGGCTGATGCGGCAAGAGTCAAAGAGCTAATGAAGCCGTCTGATCAATCTGCAAAGCTTGAGGCAGACATTGCATCTGTCGCCAGAGAGCAGTTAAAAACACAGAAAGAACTTGCTGCCGCAAGAGAACGATCCGCTACAGAGGATTCAAACGCTGCAGCAGCACGGCTTGCCCAACTTGACCAACTGCGATCAAAGCTTGAAGACCAGCAGACAGCAATTGATCAAGGCTTCTCCGATGGCTTCTCTGCCGCTTTCAGCAAAACGGCCGAAAGCATTTCCGGCCTAGTTGATAAGGCTGGCGAGTTTGGCAACGCCGGTGCCGAAGCGGCGATGAAGTTGCAGGAAGGCGTGGCCCTGGCTCAAGAGCAAGCCAGGGACGGCATCATTCTTTCGAGCGACGTGTACGAAAAGGAGATCAGCAGACAGCGAAGTATCTTTGAGGAGCGGCTGGCTCAGATTGAGCAACTGAAGCGGGCAGAGCAGGAAGCAAAGACCGCGGCGTTTCAGCTACAGGTTGACGCGAACCAGCGTGTAAATGAATTCATTGCCCAAAGAACGCAGGCGGAAGTTGCCGGCGCTGAGCAAGCAGCTGCACGCCGCCAGCAGGCCGCATTCAATATTGAAGCGATTGAGCAGCGGATTGCTCTTGAGCGGCAATCGCTTGAGGCTGCCCGTGAACAGAACGATATGAACTCCGCTCGGGCTGCCGTGCAGCGGATTGACTTGCTAAAGGATGCTCTGGCTGTTGAGCAAGACATTTCAAACGGACGAGAGAAGCAGCTGCAGACTCAGCAGCAACTCATTGAGAGCCAGCAGCAGTACGAAAATCAGCAGCAGGCCGCAGTCCAGGCGTACCAGCAACAGCAGCAGCAGGCCCAGCAGCAGTACGCCCAAGAGCAGGCCCGGATCTTTGAGGAGCAGCGTAAGGCCGCCGAGGCCGAAGCGAAGCGTCAGGAAGAACGCCTCCGTAAGCTCAACACGCTTGGCGATCAGTCCATCAAGGTGGCCGACATCCGCAACACCGAGAGCGCCAACCTTGTGCTGCAGCTGGGAGCGGCTGCCCAAGATCCCGCACTGATTCAGCAACGGCTGCAGACGAAGCTGCTCGAGAAGATCGCCCTAGGCATCGGACAGGCGTCCGCCAACTACTTCAATCAGCCAGTTGCCATCGTTGGCTACGCTGACGTGGGAGGCATCTAATGCCGATACAGTCCTGGCGTGAGCTTGCACGCACGACAGAAGGCGAAGTGCGTGGCACCACGACGGCTACCCGCACGTTCGTGCTGACGCTTGCGGACAACACCCTAGAGAACAACCCGCCCACAGAAGCGGAAATCATCTCAACTCTTTCGCTCGACAACTGGGGGACTGCGCATCCTGCGTTCGCGTTCCTAGGGCTACGGAAAGTATCGATTACCGAGCGGTTTTCTGACTCGCCCTACCACGTCCAAGTCGTTGCCGAGTACGGGCTGATCACTGCAAACGACTTGCTGGCCCCAACGTCTCGCACGTCCGAGTGGACATTCGCCGCCGAGCCTGCCCAGGTGCCAGCGTTCTACTACTGGGACGGCACGACACGCAGGCCGCTGGTGAACTCAGCCAACGACTACTTCGAGGGGCTCACGACTGAGGAGCAGATCGTTCGGGCCACGATCAAGAAGAACTACGCCAACTTTCCTGCGTCGCAAATGCAGGCCACCAACAAGATCAACAGCGGCGATTACTTCGGCTGCCCTGCTCACTCGTGGAAAGTCGCTGGCGTCAACGCCACCTACACCATTGAGTCATACAACAACGTCGTTTACACGTACTGGGCCACGACGTGCGAGATCCTGTACCGAGAGAGCAAGTGGAACCTACGCATACCTGACATCGGCTGGAACTTCATAGACGCTGCGAGCGGACAGAAGCGGCGAGCAATGGTTTTTGATTTCCAGAATGGCGAGTGGGTAGCGTCCCCAAACCCCGTCGCACTAGACGGAGAAGGTGCCCAGTCTTCTGCGTTCCCGTTTATCCATGACTTCCGCGTCAACTCCGAGGCGGACTTTGGCGGCCTCTTTGGAACGCCGCCAACCTGACGCATGGCACGCCAAAAGAAACCTTTTGACGCGGTGCAGTTTACGCGAGAAAGCGCCGAGCGGGTTGCTCGCGTCGTTCGCCAGGCCGAGCTCACGCCGGCAGCTGCGTCGCCGCTTACGTTTGGAAACAGGCTTGACAGAATCCCAAAGCAAGTGCGGGCCGCTACGTTCTCTGGTGCGTGGCCGATTGGCAGCACAAAAACGGTCACGTTCAAAACAGCGACCGCAGCGACTGCAAGCGCGGTCAACCTGTCATGGCCAATCACGCTTTCTGGTTATGTGAACGAGGATTGCCTTGTAGGGAAGGAAGGCACCAACTGGTGGCTGGTTGTGCCGAAGCTTGAGGCAACAACAGCGGTATTCGTGACGCAGACGGCTTCTCAGGTTGTCGTTACTGGCGTCTCAACATCGGCCGCAACGATTACGAGCCTGTCGGACGTATCAGTGACGGCATCACTGAATACCAGTACCTGTGCCATCACGGTTGGGGTGACGAAGACAACTAGCTCTAGCAATGTCGTGACTGGCATCACTGCTAGCACTGCGACGGCGGTATTGATCGCCGCGACGGCAACGGGCTCGTACCTTAGATTGCGGGTGCCGTGATGTCATGCCAATGCTGCGGCCAAGTTGACTGTGGTTCTTGCAACGGGCAGACGGGCGGCTGTCAGGGAAGCGGGTGCTACTCCAACAGCGGCGTGGAACAATGGTGCGGCGGCGCCATTGTTCGCTCGCTAACTCAGCAGTGCATTCGCGGCACAGGTTTTTCTCAATGCGCCTTTCTACTGTCAGCGGCACCGCAAGACGTACAAAATAAATACGCAGGCTGCTATTGCATGTCAGCCCAGTCTCGTTGCGATATTGGGTCATATCAGTGCTGCAGAGTTTCTTGGGCGAGAGGCTTTAGTGAGTATGCAGTATATGTTTGGCTCAAGGACAAGTGTTTATGGGAGAAGGTTTACGTTGAGTTGAATTTGGTTAAGGATAGTGGTTGCGTTCGCCAGGGGGGGGCGTGCGATTGCCCGCCGCCTCCTACTTGCAACCCGCCTTCATGCCCAGACACTGCTCCTGGCAGAAACGACCCGGCAAACAACATCACGTGCCAGTGCAATAATCCATTCCCATGATCACTGGAAATCTTTCAGATTTTGAAGAGCGTTGCTTGCAACGCGGCACGACAGTTGACGCGGCCAGTGCGTGCATTGTCAGTATGGACGGCAACACAGTCACGGTTGACCCGCTGCATCCTGCGTACCCAAAGCCTACCGAAGCAGACTTGAATGGCCCTGTTTTTGTGCGTGGTACAGAGCCTCTTTCCTTTGCTCAGAAGGCAAAGAACTTTGCCAAGTCTGCTATCAGCCACGTCTCTGCTGGCTTGCCGATGTGTAGCGACGAAGAAGTTTTGAGAAGGCACGACATCTGCCTAGGTTGCGAGCACTATCAGGACAACGCATGCACGAAATGCGGATGCCCGATAAACCGCAATAAGAAGTTTATCAGCAAGCTATCGTGGGCCGGCGAGTCATGCCCTGTTGGCAAGTGGGGCCCGGCGTCTAACGGTTGACAGTCCTGCCACCATTAATGGCGAAAGGGCGAGCCGTGGCAGACCACCATTTCACGCTGAACGGCGACGAGCGGTGGCTAGTCCGGTTCACGGACCTTAAGGGCCAGGCGTACGGCTACACGTTTTCGCAGAAGTCCAAGAGTCCACGCATCTTGATTCACAGCGGGCTCAAGGGCCGGCATCGCTTAACCATCATCGTCCACGAGTTGCTGCACGCTCTATTCCCCACAGCCAGCGAAGAGCACGTCGAGCAGGCAGGCAAGGATATCGCCAAGGTTCTCTATGCGTTGAACTTCCGCGAGGTGAACGATGGGCCGTAGTGCTGGCACATTCCGCCGCAAGAACGCTTCCGACGCCTGGAACGTCACAAGCCTTGAAGGCAGCGTCACGCGCATTGATTTCAACCAGCGTCTCTGGGTGCTGCTGTCCAGCGATTGGCATTGGGACTCTGTGAAGTGCAACCGCGAGAAGCTCACGGCGGATCTCACGAAGGCCCGCGAGCTTAACGCCGCAGTGCTCAGCATTGGCGACCACTTCGATGCGATGGGTGGCAAGTACGATCCCCGCTCCAACGGCAAGTGGGACGTGCGGCCAGAGTTTCAGAGGGGCAACTACTACGATGACATCGTTACGCAGTGCGCCGAGTACCTCGAGCCGTACCGCGAGCAGATGGCACTGATAACGCCGGGCAACCACGAGACGGCTGTGCGGAAACGGATGGAAACGTGTTTGACTACGAGGCTCGTCGAGCAGCTGCGAGTGCGTGGCAGTAAGTGCAGGGCCGCTGGCTACTCGGGCTGGGTGATGTTTCGGGCCAAGGCCGGGAAGACGAACACGGCACTGTACCGATTGTGGTACCACCACGGTTACGGTGGCGGTGGCCCGGTGACTCGCGGCGTCATTGACTACAGCCGCTATCTCACAGACGTGGACGCTGACTGCGTACACGCCGGGCACGTCCACCAGCGGACGCTGATTGAGGCCAGCCGGCAACGGCTCTCGCCTACGGGGCTTGTGCGGGTGCGGCCGATTCACCTTGTGCGAAGTGCGGCCTACAAGCAGGAATCGTTGAGCGACGGGTGGGCTGTTGAGAAGGGCATGAGCTCAAGACCGCTTGGCGGTTGGTGGATGCTCTTGCGTTGGAATGTAGATCATACGGAGTTGCGGGCATCCTTCCACGATTCACCAAGGGACGACAATGACGACCACGATTGAAGACGCCAACGAGTTGCTGCGTGCTGCCGTGCAGATCCGCCGCGAGAACCAAGCCGCAGGCAAGCCGCATGAGGAGTGGTATGGCGTGTCGCAGCCGGCGACAGAACCTAGGTGCTTTGATGCAAGTACCGAGGAAACGCAACACGTCGATGAGCCATACATCGAGCACCTGCTGCACGAGCACCACCTGCACCGGGCTGGCCTGACGCAGGACGAACTGGACGAAGCCCTTGAGCGTCTGGCCGGCGACGGCATCACGCACGAGCAGCGGCCCGGCTCGCTGCCGTTCTTGGAACTGCTCGACGAGTTGCGGCAGCTGCACCTGAGCAAGTCGCAGGACTACGGGAGCGAGAGCGACCCGCTGGCCAACATCCGCCAGGGCGCTGAGTTCGTGGGCATCGAGCCATGGCGTGCCTGTCTCGTCAGAGTGGCCGACAAGGTGCAGCGGCTGAAGACGTACTGCCGCACCGGCCGGCTAGTCCACGAGGGCGTGCGTGACACGCTGCTGGATCTCTCGGCGTATAGCCTGCTGGCGATCGTGCTTTTTGACGAGGGCCGCAATGGCTGAGCCGCTAACGCCCGAACACCTTGCCACGATGGAGCAGGCCGCCCGCCGCTTCTCGGGTGCGTACACGGGCACGAGCGGGACGCTGGCCGGCTACGTGATTCACTTGTTGCAAGAAGTGCAACGGCTCAAAGCCGAGTGGCAACTGCTGGCGGTGGCGAACGCAATGAAAGAAAACGAGCCGCCGATTTCTTACGAATGACCTAGGCCAGGGCTTGAGCGGCGCGGGTTTTTACCCTTTCCCCGCGTCGCTCGCCCTGTGCCGAGTCATCTGGGCTTTCCTGGCCCAGCGTCGGGCCTGTCTGCCGGCCGCTGCGTTATGTCTGGCAGGTAGTCAAGGTTGCTTTCCCTTCCCGTAATCTCCTCGTCGTAATAGTGGGTTTCGGCCATTTCTTCGCTGCTATGCCCCAGCTGTTTCTTGGCTGAGATTCCGGCCCGTTTCAGATAACTCGCTGTGCTTTTCCGGATTGAATGAAACGGGTGGTATGGCACCCCAGCTGTGCGGCACAGCACCCGCAGGCTGCCGTAGATGGACAGGAACTCCCTATCCTCCACCCAAGGCCACACACGCTCGCTGGGAGCCCCTTGCTGCATGGCCAGCATCTTGGCCAGTTCCGGCGTGATCGACCGCGTAATCGTCTCCCTGTGGCCTTTGCGAGTGGCAGCCAGGAACGTCAGCGTGTGCTGCTCCAGATCCACCTGCTCCCAGCGAAGCTCGAGCACAGCACCAATGCGCTCGCCCGTCTGAAACATCGCCAGAATCTTGGTCACCCAGTACCAAGCCGCTGGCTTGCCCGCTACGGTGCCTTTTCTATGCCGGGCGGTATCGACAAGCCTTGCGAGTTCCTCGGCCCTGAAAGCCTTCGGGACGGGCTTAGGGACGCGAGGCCGGGCGTAGTCGGGGAACTCAACCAGTTCGCCGTCAGACCGTTTCCAGCGTTTTTTGGCCAGCCACGTCCACAGGCTGCGGAGGTGGGCGCTGTCCTTGGCCAGCGAGGCTGGCGAAATCTTCTTGTAGCGGCTGTGCTGGGTGGCCTGCCGCCACCGCAGGAACTTTGCGGCCGTCAAATCGTCCAGATCGTCCACAGTGGGCTCATGCCCAAGGTAGTCGCGGAACCTGTCCAGGGTTGCCAAATACATTTCCACAGACCTGTCAGACAACCCCTTCAGAGGTGCCACCCTATCCACCAACAACTCCCTAAGCGTCATCGTTCGCCTCCCTTTTTCTGGTCAAAAGGGCGATGCTAGCGGATAGTGTACAAATGTACAATCTACACCCCATCCGTTAACACAATCGCCGCGAATCTACTGTACAGCGTTTCCAGTACAGCAGGCAAGGCGAGTTTGGCGGTTTGACGAAGTAGCGGATAGCGTTAGCATCTCAGGGATGGTTGCAATGACTCCACACACACTCGACGGCGGCGAATACCTCACGGTGCTTGAGGCCGTCGAGCACATGGGCTGCTCGGAGGCATGGGTTCGCACGCTGCTGGGCCGTGGCAAGCTGCCCGGCGCAAAGCGGATCGGCCAACGTGTCTGGCTCATTCCAAAGTCTGCCGCCACTGAGGCGAAGTCATCATTGACCAGCAGGGCCACTGGCAAGCGGCACCTCGCCAAGCGTCCCGCCGCCAAGCGGAAGAAGGCCAAGCGGAAGAAGTAGCGTTTTCCCGCTGGAAACGCCCCCAAAAAAATCTTTTCTCTACCGCTTGACGCCTAAGTGACGATAGCCTAAAGTACACCCGTGGCGAGCAAGCGAGACTCGCCGGCCAGCAAAAAGGGAACGAACGATGAACGCTCTGGCTAACAAGCTCGAAACGATGACCAATGACCAACTACAGGACATCTGCACCAGCCTTATGAACGACTTCCGAGACGGTGCTGACTCGGTCTTTGACGCTGCTTTCAAAATTCTGCAAGGTCGCCTTACCTCTCCTGAGTTCTTGGCTCTCTGCGGAGAGCTCGAGGCCGCAGCCTAACAACAAAAGGACAACTCAAATGACAACCTTCAACATGATTGACGATGACATGGCTGCCCTGCTGGGCCACGGCGCGGCGTGCGTCAGGGTAGCCAAACACGACAAGCGGCCTCTAGGCAACGCCTGGAACACGCTTGCCACCACAACTGCCGACGTGATCAGTGAGTGGCTCAATGGCGGGTTCAACGTCGGCCTGCTGCTGGGCCACTCCAACCTGATCGACGTTGAATACGACGATGACGCCGGAAGGCAGCTGCTTGCCGGCCGTGGGCTGCTTGACATTGAAACGCCAACATGGGCAAGCGGGCGTGGACAGCACCGTCTTTTTCGTCTGCACGGCGCTTTGCCTGCAATGGGGTGGCGAAAGATTGGCGGCGCTGAGATCCGCATCGGAGGCAAACCAGCACAGTCGGTCCTGCCGCCGTCAGTCCACCCGTCAGGAAGGGCTTATTCCTGGCTCGTTTCTCCGCAGCAGTGCGCCCCTGCCATAGTGACGCTGGCGAATCTCGGCATCGTCAACTGAGCACACAGGATTTTCTGGCCAAGGAGGGCCACCATGACTCGCCGCTGGAACGCCGCACTGCAATCGCTCGTCCTAGTCCGACTAGGCCAGGAGCTCGGCACCGACTCGCCCGCTGCTCGAGCACTGCACGATCTGCTGGAACTGCTGACCAGCGTGGCCGGTGTTTTCCACCGTTGACAAAGTGACGCTAGCCCATAGCCTAACTGACGCTACCGCTATGCCGAAGCAGGGAGGACTAATACCACAGCACTGGAATCTTCGTACAGACGCTTGCCCAATAGGTGGACGCTTGTACACTACCGCAACCACAGCGGGTGGGGCGGCCACAACGACTCAATCGACAGGTTACGCACCACGCAACGCAAAGGATTTCTCTTTTTTTCTAGGCCCTTTGGCATGAGTATTGGCCCCCCCCCCCCCCCCGTCCGTGGGCCCCCCG